GATAAAGCGAGCTACCTTTTTTCGAGTCTTGCAGTCTTACTGAAATGAACCTGCCGGAATACCCCGGTTTGTCTATACCGTATAGCGCTTTGAGCATCTGCAAATATGTTTTGCCCATCTGAATGGCACCGGCAAGGAATATTACATCAGAATCGTCACGGCAAGCGTTTTCTTGAAGACCTTTTTGTGGGGCAAAGTCTATTTTGTCCCGAAGATAAAACTCCCCTTCCGGTCCGACCATTTTGTCATATCCCTTGCTGTTTTTTGTGGGATTTTTGCGCACAATATGGTCATACTGTGTGGGAAAGGGTTTATGTTCTTTTAGAAGTCTAAACATACCGCAAAAATAGCAAATATTTCTGCGGTATTCATAAATTAGTCGGTGATTTCGATTTGATAACGAAGAAGGGCTTCGTGAACCTTTTGGCCAATTTTACCGGAATCGTAGTATTTTTGCGCCACCTTCTTGATATATTCTTCTTTTGCTTTTTTGTATGCGAGGAATGCTTCTTCTACCGTGTCGAAATACCCAACAAGTGTTGCTTTCGCGTCTCTGTCATAGGTAGCCTTGTATCTAAGTCCGCTTTCAGAGAGTGACACCCCGATGGGCAAATTTCCACGGAATCGCTTTCTGTTTGTAAGTAGGAGATTAATCCGTCGTGGCACAAAGCAACAAGTGTCCGGACTGTACACTTTATTGCCTTTCACAAGGATGTCTTTCTCCAACTCATATTTTGGGCGATAATTTGCCTCCCAGAACGGCACGAATCCAGACAGTCTAAGCCATTCTTCACACACGGAGCATCCACGGTATGTCGGATGGCGCTCCAGTTCTTTTTCATAATAACATCTATGCAACCCAGGTTTGTAAGCATTTAGGATTGCAGTTTGGCACATCGTTCACAGCGATACCATATAGCAACCGGGATTCTCTTTTGCACTGCGGACACCCCACGCCTTCTTTCAAATGTTGATATGGTGTAGTAGAGAAAACGCCGTGTTTTGGACATATTATATCTACTCTGGTTTTGCTGTTTTTGTAAACAACCGATGAATAGTCATAAGCCTCGCCCCATACAGCTCTTGCCTCGGCCGTAAAAATATCAATCCCCTTTGCTCTTCGGATTCCCCTTTCCTTGTAAGAACAAGCCTCGCATCCGTGGCCCATCAGATGAGTGTTAGGTGACTGCTTGAAGTCTTTTCCGCACTTTTTGCATGTGATTGTCACCGGTATGTCTGATTTTTCATAGACAACTTTAGAGTAATCATATTTGTCACCGTGAACCTTTCTTGCTTTCGCAATGAAAGATTCTGTCGTGTCGGTTCTTTTTGCTATTCTCGACGCAAGTCCGCACTCCGGGCAACCCGAACCACGCAATATCTGATTTGGCGTCGTCGAGAAGAATTTGTGGTGAATGTTGCAGTAGACTGACATTTTGTCTTTGCTGTTCGTATAGACGGCTTTTGAGAAGTCATAATGGTCTCCGTGGAGTGCATAGGCTTCCTTGATGAATTGCTCTTGAGTTTTTCGTATACCCATGATAACACAAAAAGTCCCTCGTGTTTTCGGTCGGTGGGTCCAGCACAGACGTACTCGCACGGGGGACGTATAACTTTCTTCTTTTGTCGTCTGGACCTCGACACGGAACAAAGTTACACAAATTATGCCAAACTTTAGAAAAATCCTTATAACTTTGCATAAAAAGTTGGAAATATGTTGAAAGAACAGATTTTAGAGGCGCTCAAGACGAAGTACAAGGCATACGGATTGAGCAACGACGCTCTTGACAGGATTGCGTCGCTTCGTGAAAAGACTGTCGAGAAGGAGGAGGACATCGAGGGAGCGGTTGCTGACGCGACCACGTTGGACTTGATTGCCAAGGAGATTCAGAGGCAGCGTGACCAGGCTATTCAGAGGAACAGCGAGTCTCAGCGTGCTTTTGAGGCTTACAAGGCGGCGCACCCGGAGCCAGACAAGGACAAGGGGGGCGAGGGTAATGAAGGCAAAGAGGGTGAAGGCTCGCCTGACATCGCATCGATAGTCAAGGAGGCCGTCGCCGCTGCGGTCGCCCCGCTCAACGAGAAGATTACGGCTCTGGAGACCTCGAACACAGCGAAGGCTGCCCTCAGCGCGGCGCACGAGTCCTTCTTCAACGGCGACTACGCCAAGAAGTACAAGGACCAGGCGGACGAGGCATGGGAGCGCGCCGTGGAGCTGAACGAGGCGACGGGAAGCAAGATGACCGCTGAGGAGCTTTCGGCGAAGGCATCCGGCTACTTCAACAAGGCGGTGTCCCGTCTCGGCGTGGACACGTCGCAGCCGTTCAAGGCTGACCCTCCTAAGAACGAGGAGGACGGCACGGTTGACTGGAGCGCAGAGATTGCCCGGAAGAAGGCGCAGGGTCTGCTTCCCGACACAAAGTGACATCAACCCATTAAATGTTTAACAGATGAGCAATTTTGGAAATTTCTACGGCTCCGACTCAAAGCAGTACGACGCGGCTACGATGCCGGTGTGGCTTGAGGTGAAGGAGCGCAAGGTCGCGGGTGGAACCGTTGACCTTACGGGCGTGGCGAAGGGTACATTGATACCTCTCGGCATTCCTGTGTCGCTCAAGACCATGGGCGGCGAGGCGAAGTTCCTTGAGATTTTTGGGGTCGAGGCCGCCGTGTCCGCTTCCGCCACTACATTGAAGATAAAGCCACTCAACGGTGCTGTTGTGCCTAAGGCTGGCCTTATCCTCGGCAAGTGCGACTCTACCGGGAAGGCTGCCCTTGCAGCGGCTCTTTCAGGAACACCGTCCGTTGCGGATGGCGTTTACACTTTCACTATCACCGCCAATGCACTCGGCACATTAGCCAAGGGCGATAAGCTCTACATCGTGTCCGAGGCTGGCGAGAACAAGGCCGCCGTGCTTCCGGACGGACTGTCTTGGAGACAGATTTACGTTGACGCCGAGGGCGGCAAGGGTACTGTGGCGGTTGTTACCAAGGGCCAGATTCTTGGCGACAGAATCGCTGCTGTGCCTGACTTCTACAAGGCGGCGATGCCTGGAATCACATTCGAGAACGAGACCGCTTAAAAAAGGAGGAATAGAATATGGCAAACAAGTACGCAAAAGGTTTCTACACCTTGATGAGCGAGGCGGGCATCCTGTCCTCCAAGAGCTTCGGTCTCTACATCAACGACGTGGTTGGGTTCAACAACATCCAGGGACTCAACCTTGACGGCTTCAACTGGGACGAATATTCATCCCTTACTTTCGACTTCAAGAACCTTGTGATGTCCAACCGCGTGAAGGTGATGGCCACCTACACCGACAAGGACTCCGAGGCGATCCCTTTCGGCACGGAGGGATTCGAGGAGACAAGCGGCGTTGTGCCTACGATGAAGGCACGCTTCCTCTGGGATGCTGACGACTACCGCAAGTACCTCGCCGCCCTTCAGGACCTTGACTTCCAGGACAAGACGGCGAAGCAGTACGCTCTTGACCTTCTCTTCAACGGAATGAAGGACATCCAGAGCGCGTACGAACTTTCAATGACCTACCAGCGCGACCAGATGGTTTCCAACAGGAAGCTGTCGCTTGACGCCAAAAACAACCCAAGGGGCATCAAGGGTCTCGTGTTCGAGGCTGACGTTCCTGCCGCCAACGTGACCACCGTCGCCAAGGCGAAGAGATGGTTCAACAGCGACACCGAGAAGACCACGGCTAACGCCAACACTGACGCAGACCCTGTAAGCGACGTTAAGGCCATCATCCGCAAGATGAAGAGAGCCGGTTACATGGACATCGTCTGCGAGGTAGACTACATCTCATTCCTCGAGGACATGGATCATCCGAAGTGGCGCACCGCTTTCGGCTACATTCTCCGTCCTGACCTCGTGATTGGCAACAACGACTCCAACGCCCTTGCCGTCGGCAACGCGGCCGGTGACGAGGAGCTTGTGAGCCTTTTCGCCAAGGTCATCGGCATCCCGGCTGCAAACGTGCATCTGCGCAAGGGTCTTGCCGGAGTGGAGACACTTGAAGGCAAGGGTCCGGACGCCAAGCTCGTGCGCAAGACCTTCAGGACCTTCAACGCGAACACCTACGTGTTCTATCCTGCGGGTCCTATCGGAACAATCAAGACCACGCTTGCTCTCACACCGGATGACAGCGCAATCTACGCTAAGTTCTTCGACGGCAGGGGTCTTATCCAGTACGATTACGACAAGCGTTCGAGGACACAGGACTGGTGGTCAGAGCTGAACGCGCTTTGCGTTCCGACCCGTCCGAAGGAGATGTACTATCTCATCACTTACACGAGCTAAAAATAAAACCGAAGTATGACTGTCGAAGAGTATCTGCGTAGTTTGGTGCAAGGTTTGGACTTGCAGGACACAGTT